GTATCCGTTTTCTGTACTGCTGCATCGCGTCCAGAATAGTAGTATTCCCGGATGCAGTACCAGATTCCGTCCCTTCCCCTGCCCCACAGGTGGAATACGGTCGCGTTCTGCGTGCCATAGTCGCATGACACATAATAAGTGTTCGGATCTATGACCGGTATTTTGTCCGGATCCACGACATGCTTTTCGTGATCGAACATGTCATAGATCAGACCTTCCGCCATTACCCATAGCCCAAGGATGTATCGTTTGAAAAATACCCCGGAATACATATTGCGGTATCTTTCCTTGATCCGTTCAGACAGTGACGGATTATCATCCATTGTAAAATGCAGATGGAGCAGGTTCTTTTCCTCTGCCTTGTCCAGCCAGTTGAGTTTGAACCAGTGGTATGGGGACTCCGGGTTGCAGTTGAACCAGAATTTTGATCCATCCACGGAGCAGCGTCCGGTCGCCTGGTTCACAAAAGATTCCGGCATCAGTGCGACTTCATCAAAAAAAGCTCCGGCAGCCGTGATTCCCTGAACAAGGTCCTGTGATCCCTCATCCTTGCCGCCGAAAATGTAGTAATCATTTTCCCGCCCGTTCTTCCGTATTGTCAGGTAGTTTTCTGTCCTGTGGTCCTCGACTTCATAACCGACTGCTGCCAGCATCCTCTTTAACGGTTTGATCACATTGCGCCTGCAGGATCCGACCGTCTTTCCCGCAATGATAAAATTCTCGCCGTCAAAATTCTCCATGGACCATGTCACGTACGACATGGACATGCACATGGTCTTTCCTGACCGGATCGCGCCATCTGCAATAATGCCGTCATATTCCCGTATCCGGTCCGCCAGCCACCATGTCTGCACTTTGAGCTGCTTTGTGGACGGCGGGATAAACTTGAATGCTTTAGTCTTCTTTTTCATCATCCCACACCTTTGCGGCAAGCTCCTTTAATGCGTCCACATAGGACGTATCCACTTCCTCTGTGTTATTCACTTCGGTCTTTGCTCTCAGAGCAGCAATTCGTGCTTTCTGCTCTTCCGTCGCTATTCCCATATGGTCACCCAACCATTCGAGCGCCTTCATCCGGTCTGCCAGCTTGACGCTAAAACCATTCCGTCCTTGCTTAATTTCGGATATGATGCTGCCATCGACTTCATTACTTTCCCTTGGGCGCACATAGCTTGCAGTCTGTGTGAGCGTTCTTTTTTCACCGGTTGTCTCATCCTCTACCTGGACAGGTCCATACTTCGCCATGACTGGTACCTCCTCGGTACCAAATGTTACATAATCCTTTATGTCTGCAAATGCTATGTCCATATACTTCTGGAAGATGTCATTCTCGTCGATCAGCTCCCTGTTCATCCGGTTCTGTTTCAGCCGGTTGATCTCGTTTCTTACTCCAACATTCTCCAACATCCGGTAGCTGACTGAGGCGGCGGTTTCGTAGTTGCACCCATATGCTTTTTGGTATGCTTTTGTCGCATTGAAACATTTGACATAGTAAAGGCAGAAAAGCCGCTGTTTATCAGTCAATTCCGCGTTTTCACACACGTCCTGCACATCCTCTGCAACGGCTTCCTTCTGTCTGTTCTTTTGTGGTCTTTCCGAACGTTCGTTATTTTCCGAACGTTCGCTATTTTTCCGAACGTCCTCCCCGTCCCATTTGTATGTGTTCTTCCACCGTCTGACGGTCCCCTGCGGGACATCCAGCTTCTCGGCGATATCCTTCAGCAGAGTGCCCTGCCGGTATAGTTTAAGGGCAATTTCTGCTTTTGCATTCTTTGCCCTTGGCAAGAAATTCACCTACTTCCGTATTTTTGCATCAAAAAAGCTCCCGCCTGCGCGGAAGCTCCTGTCTGTTTTTCATTTTTTTACTTTAGCATTATAGCACATCCATTTGTGTTATTTTGTGTTAACTTTTATTTTTTTCAAATTCATGCAGTGCATCCTTATGCAGATGTCTTATATACTCGTAAGAGAAATGCATTTCCTTCGCAATAGCTCTGAATCCCTTAAATTCCACATAGTGCTTATACAGCACATCCATGTGTCTCTTATCCTTCAGCTTGTGGATTTCGTCAATGATCCGGTGCCTTTTCTCCGTGTAATCGCTGATATTGCTCTTTATTTCGTCCTCCATCGCGACGTACCGGCATATTCTCTCTTCCTGGGCATTCTGCGGGCTTGTCTGCACCCGGTCCTTCGCATAGTCAATTCCTCCACCTCCGGTGATCTCATTATATAACAGGGACAGTTCTTCTTTTTTCTGCTCTATTATTGTGTCTAATTTCTTAAGCTGGTTGAGATACTGCTTCGCGTCAAAGTAGTCTTCCATGATTTTCTCCTCCCTCGCATCTGTGCAGTCATTTCCGTACTGCTGCATTCCCCGTCATATATGTTTCTCATTCCCATTTATATCTTCATGCCTCTTTTTGTTGCACCGGTAGCGGCTGGTTGTTCAGGCATATCCCGTTAATCCCATATGTGCCGTCTTTGTTCTCAAATGTTACCCTGTTCATGTTCTTCTATATGTCTCCTTCTATCATGTTCCATACCTCGTCATAACGGTATGTCACGATCCTCCCTTTCCTGTCCTCCAGCGACACGATGTTCCGGTGAAATCCTTTCACGCGGTACTTCCTTTTTACTTTGATCATCTCTTTAGCTCTATATCTGTCTCCCGATGGTACCCGTTCATACAGCGTATAGATTTTTCCCACCTGCATCCTGCGCAGGACGGCGTTTTTATAATCCTCCTGCGTAAGTCCTCCTAATGTTTCTTTCAATGTTCTACCTCCGAAATACCGCAGTTCTTTACAATCTCGATTGCATCTTTGTACGCATCTTTGTTTCCTTCTGCGTAATTTGCCTGACAGTCCCTAAAGTACCCAGCTTTTTCTTGTATTTTGGCGACTACCATATCTACATCGTAGGCTGTCGGCTGCTCGTCAATATCCAATAAAAAGCCTTTTGTTACTTCGTCTGCCAGTTTTCTGTATTTTTCTGTTTGCAGCTCGTCCCGATGCTGCATGTAGCTCTCGGATATGTATTTTTTAAACTTGTCTGCATCAATCAGCCTCACTCGTCATCCTCCTCGCTTTCTGATTTGTCACACCTTTCAAATTCAATCACCCATACCCACGGATTCGCTTCCCATCCGTAGCGGTCAAGGTCGGATTTTTTGATAGTTGAATCCCAAACCTTTTGAAACTCCCTGAATGCGCCCCGCACATTTGGACGTGTGGCTTTGGGGTCAATACCTTCCGCCATTGCGTCTGCTACGGACATCTCCAACAGACGCTTCACGTGTACATCCGTGACCTTGAGCCATATTCGGGCGGCTTCCTTGGGCATGTGGATTGATGGATGCCATTTCGTCGTTTCGTACTGCCCCGCTTGCGGAAATGGTTCCGTCCATGCTTTGTATACATAGCCATCCGTCCATTCGCTCCATGTCTCGCGTACATAGAGGATGTCTCCCGGCTGGTATTGGCAATATCCCAGCATCGCTTCCTTGGCGCATTTAATCGGAGCGATATAAAAAGCATCATCCTCGTCCTTCTCATAAAGTCTCACAAGCCCATTTTCTTCTTCGATGTCCAAATTCTTTATTGCCCGCCGAGTCACTGTCTTTCTCCCGTCCAGTATCACACGAACCATGCCTGTGTTAAATAATATTGGTTTTATTCTCATTTTTCTTTACCTCTCGTCACCGTGACCATATCCGCAAGCGGTGATTTAATATAATTTGACAATTCCATCTGCCCTACAACATCATCACTTTCCATCCACCACAGATAAACTTCTTCTCCGCAAGTCCACTTTGTTTCCTTTCCTCTTGACATTCGCGTCTTAATCATTTTGTCAAATGCCCTAATGTATGCATCCTTATATTTTGGAAAATCATAAAACTCTCGTTCCCTCTGGCATTTCCTAGCTAATGGACATCCGATACAACCTATTCTCTCATATCCCCACGAATACATCTCGCAGACTTCTATTTTCTCGTCTGTTATGAAATCCCATATATTCTTGTCAGACCAGTCTATGATAGGATTTACAACCGTCTTAGCCTTTAATTGGCAACTCTCAAATAGTCTCCGTGTGTCCTCATTATCCGTGAGCAACATCTTTTCGTCTGAAACTCCGATACTCTCTTTTTGCGTAGGTTTCAAAACCTCAAACGTGCTTCGTCCACTACGTTTTTTCGATTCAGCCCACCTAACGCCTGTTGCTATCATTCTGTTGGCGTTACCACACTCTTTCAAATCTCTGCAACAATACCGAACCATTCTTGTCGGCGGCATTAGTTTTCGTGGTATCAGGTTCCACATTGTAAGCCGTGTACCACCTTCTTTCACATGGTAGTCAATCTCACATTTAATACCGCTATCTTCCAACCTCTTAAATGTGTTCTGTATATGATAAACTGTCGGTGGAGCATCTACAGTAGTGTGTGAATTGTGTACCTCAAATGGTATCTCTGCCATCTTGAACAAATGCAACTGTACGTCCGAATCTTTACCGCCGGAATACTCACACACAAGCGGTTTACCATAATGCGATAAAGACATCTCGCTTGCCAATTTTATCCTATCAATACTTCGTTTAACAAAATCTTCCAACACGCCACACTACACATTCTTCACTAGGATAAGTGTTTTTCCTTTCTTAAATCACGTACCATTATTTCGTTCCTCACTTGAATCGTTCTAGTATGCCTCCCCATTTTTGTCTTTTTTCATCAATTTTCCCATGTTCTTCTCCTTTATGCTTGTATATCACCTTCTTCGTCATGTGCCTTCTTCTACGCTGTTAAGGCATTCTGTTTTTGCTTTCTGTCAAAATTGATCAGATCCTGCAGTGCCTTCCTGAACATCAGCGTTCCGTCGTCCTCCTTCTCGCTCAGCTTGGAGATATACCGCTTCTGGTCTCCGTTTGACTGATATATCTCCAGCTCACATTCTCCAGATGCGTTCATCCGCATGTTCATGTTCAGTCCACACTGCTGCTTCATGCAGAGATATGCATCATAAAAGGCTTCCACTGCTGCATCCCGTTCCCCATCATGCATCTCTTCTCCTTTCCGGAGGGCAGAGACCTCGCCCTCCTGATACACATGGCTTTCTTTCGTGGTATATCTTCGCCTGGACTGCATAGCCTTTGTATTCGTCCTTTAGCTCCATGGAGTACCCGTTCTCCGCAAACCGGTCATTGATCGCCATATAGCGGGACACGCGGGATTTGTCGATGCTGTACTCCGCCTGGGCGAATTCATACAGATTTGCGTATCCGGATTCTGCAAGGATGGACGTGTCACGCGCAATCTTGAGCAGGTACCCGATACGCACATACCCTTCGACCTCCTGCCGGACCTCCCGATCAAGCTCCTGCTTATACTCCGCGTACGTCGCGTATGGCGGGATTACCTCTCCAGTCAGTGTTTCTTTTGCTTCCGACAGAGCAAAGGCCTCATTTTCAAATGCTTCATCTTTCGCTGTTGTCAGCGGCTCTATAAATTCCTCTCGGGCTTCGTCAATGCTTTCGTCAACTGCTGCAGTGTTTTCAGTCGTTTTCGGACATTTCCGTAACATTTTCGGGCATTTCCGTAGTTATTTCGGGCATTTCCGCAGCATTTTGCGCATTTTCCGCTCCATCAAGCACAAGCTCCATCTGTTCCGGCTCTTTCGGCTCGCACGGCTCTTTCGGCTCACACGGTGTGGTACGCTCCTTCCAGAGCTGGCGCTCCACCACATCGTAACTGTATGATCTTGGGTGACCGGTGCACGGCATCTGCCGCGTCGTATTATCCGCCTCATGTTTCTTAAATTTTTCCAAGGTGAGCGTGCACTCCTCTCCGCTCCTGTACATGCACTTTTCATCGCAGTGTATCAAAAAATTCTTTTTGTACTCCATCACATCGCCTCCATAAAGTCTTTTTCAAGTACTTCCGCAAGCAGCTGTCCTGCCAGCTTGCCATGCCATACGGTCTTTCCCTCTTCGCGGAGCTTTTTATAGTTGGCTTTCCGCTTCTCGTCTGATATCTTTCCCAGTTCTTTCTCTGCCGGCGTAAGCTGCTTTTTAAAATACTGCTGCCACTCCTTCAAAAACCCGACTGCGTCCTGGAAATCCGGTTTCTGATTGTCCCCTGTTGTGCGCTTCTGCCGGATGTTCCCGCTCGGCTCGACTTCCAAGGTATACCACGGCATTTCCGGATCCTTGCTGTGGCGCAGGAAGAACAGATAGGACTCATCGTTCTCCTCCTTTATCACCGGTTGCACCGGTGCAACAAACTGCCTGTTATTCTCCACTTCGTCCCGGAGCCAGTTTCTGTACGCGTGCGGCTCCTTTACGTGCCACCTTATGGTGTTTCCTTCCATCAGTGGGAGCAGCTCTTCCCACAGCTTCCGGTTCGCCACGTCCTTCCCGGTCTTGGTCTTCCAGCCGTTCTCTTTCCACCGGCTCGCCCATCCATTTTTCACCGCATTTGCGATGTATGTGTTCTCGGTGTAAATATTGAGCTCGCACTTAGTGTTTATGCGGCTTAGCGCCATTTTGAGCACGCCCATTTCCGCCTCGTTTGCCGTCATTTTCTCCCGATGTTCCGGCAAATTGCACAATAAAATCGTTTTATTGAGCGTAACAGGCCCCTTTTCGGTCTTATATTCGAGTAAAAAACCGACCGCCTCATTTAATGTTTCTGCGGCTTTTGGTGATTTTAACGAAGACCATGTGTATATGTTCAGACTCATTCTCGTTTTCTCGCCTCCTTCGCTCGCACCGGTGACAGTCTCACCATCGTGTACCTGCGGTACTTATACCCAGTGACCGGATTGATTCCCTCATGGATCCGGATGATGCGGTATCCCTTTTTGGGTTTTACGTCTTTCTTCCACCGGACGAGCTTGTCCACCTTTGGCTCTGGTAGAGGCATGTTCCTAGACGTGTTATAGCTTGCCTCCCGGATTCTCGGTTTTCCCGGCGTGCCGTCCTCCTTCACATACTCCGTGTATTCGTCCTTGGTCAGATATGCCGCCAGCCTGGAAAAATCCTCATCGTAAATCTTGTCGTTCAGCTGTATCTCCGATATGTATACCCCGCCATGCGGCCAGGCTTTCCGGACAGCTCCCTCGGCCCCATCGATTGCATTCACGACCAGGTGGATGTGCCACGCTCCCTTGGTCCCGTGTTCGATATTCCTAAACCAGTACAGCGGTTGTCCCTGGATCCGGTAATGATCCCTTACTTTTCCGATTGCCTTTTTAAAGTGACCGTATGCCTCTGTCATGTCCGCCGGTCGCTTTTTCACTTCATATGTCAGCGTGATCCACAGGTCTGAGGGATTGATATATGCCAACAGCTTCTGCCTGCACCGCTGCTCCTTGTTATAGTGATTCACCTTCCGCATCTGCTCCGCGGTCGGCTTTGCTTTTTTCACCCGCTTCTCCCCGGGTGCCCCGTACCTT